ATGCGTGAACCCCACCTGAAACATCTTCAAATTGCCCGCCTCGGGCGATTGCTGGACATGCTCTACCGGCCTGCCGAGATCGCCGAGGAGATCGGCGTCACCGTAGATACCGTCTACCGATCTTACCTTCCCGCCGGCCTACCCAGCACACGCGACGCCCAGGGCAGCATCTGGATCCACGGTCCTGCTTTCGCTTCCTGGGCGCGGGAGACCATCGCCCGTAAAAAATCGAAGCGGAAGCCACTCTGGGAGGGCCAGGCCTGGTGCGTACGCTGCAATCGGCCGGTGGACATGCACTCACCGGTCATCCGCCCCCTGAACCGGGTGATCGAGCTGCAAGTCTCTAGTTGCCCTATCTGTGGGACTACCATCAATCGCGGCCGGCGGAGGGTTTCGTGATCAATCGCCAGAACTGGCTCGATGTCCGGCTCTACCTGCGATATATCTTGGCGGTCCGCCAGAACGCCCCCGAGACCGTCGCCCGTACGCGCAAGCATCTGCGTCATCTCCTGGAATGGGCGAATGAAGCCGCGCTGCCCAGGGCGGCCGGCGTCACCCCAACCCTGCCTGCCTACCTCGTCGGTCGCCACCTCTCGCCGTCCTCGATCAAGAAGGGACTTGAAGCAACACGGCATTTCTTCGCCTTTGCCAGGGATTACTGGCCGCAGCGTTACCGGCGCATTTCGTCGGCCTGGATTTCCCTGCTCCAGCCGCCGCGCGGCGCCCGCATGGAATCCCGTCTGCCGGTCCACCAGTTCTATACCCTCGAAGAGATCTGCCGCATCGCCCGCGTTTCCACAGAAACGCTGCGCCAGGAACGGGCGCAGGTGGCCGCCTGTATGTTGTTCCTCTCCGGGATGCGCGCCGACGCCTTTGCCTCCCTGCCTATCTCATGCGTAGACCTCGCATGCCGCCAGATCAGCCAATTGCCCGAGCTGGGAGTCCGCACCAAGAATCGCAAGGCAGCGTTGACCTACTTGCTCGAAATCCCCGAACTGCTGGCCGTCGTCGAACGCTGGGATCGTCGTCTGCGGGACCTGCCGCCTGCCGCACTCTGGTTCAGCCCCGTCACGACTGATGGGATGACCTTGTTGCCGACCCCCCGAGCGTTTATCGGACGCGGCAACCAGGTTGCCAAAGATCTGGAACTCATCTGCAACCGGGCCGGCATCCCCTATCTCTCTCCTCACAAGTTGCGCCACGGTCACGTGGTCTATGCCCTCAAGCAGGCGCGCACAATGGCCGAGATGAAGGCGATCTCGCAAAATGTCATGCACGCCAGCGTCACCATCACCGATCAGATCTATGGCCGCCTGGTGGATGACGACGTGCGCCAAACCATCACCGGGCTGGGAAATAGAAACCAGCTTCCCGCCGGCCTGCCGAACGAGAAGCTGGATGAGATCTTGACCTTATTGCGCTCGATGACCTAAATGAACATGAACTCCTTCACCCGCACCGTACCTGAAAGCACCTTTATCGTGACCGTCCGGCTCGCGATACTGCCCAGATCGTAGCCGTTTTCCCACAAGAAAACGTTCGAGAATGCGCCGCCATTGATGCTCAATCCCAGCGTGTCGGACAAGGGCGAGTCGCCGGGTACGCCATCATCAATCCCAAGCGAGCGAAATACCAGGGCGGAGGCCAACGACATTGTGGCGCCGACCTCGGTGGAAACGTATGCGCCGTTCGCATCCAGCGTCCACGTGCCGGTGCGTGTGCAGGAGGTCGCCGGCACTCGCACGGGCGTCGCCTCGAAATCTGCGCTGCCGCTCCTCAGCCGATCCGGAAGCGCGCCCGCGTATGGTTGCAGGCTGGCAAGCTGCGCTTCGACCAATGTCGCAATGGTGGCATGACCGTTATCCGTCGGGTGTACAGTGTCGGAAAGATACCAGTTTAGGTTGTGCGTCCCAGGCACCTTCGCCTGCACTTCGGCTGCAAAATCTGCTTCTACGATATTGTACTGCAAATCGAGCGCCGCCCAGTCATTGTGAGTCTGCTGATTTACGTTGGTTGTGTCATTAACATTCGGATCGTTCACCCGGATGTTCAGCAGACTGACAATTTTTGTGTTGGGCAACGCGACGCGGATTTGCCGGACAACTGCCTCCGCCGCCAGCCGACTGATATTGTTATCTTCGTCATTGACCGCGCTGTCTATGACGATGATACGCGGCCGCTTGGCGATCAACGAACCGAGCCGGAAGAGATTCTGCCAAGAATGAGACCCCGAGATAGCGGAAACCTCGCTGCCATCGAAGGCGTTGGGATAGGTGGTCACGTTGAGCCAGTTGTATGCCAGGGTCGTGAAGCGGTGCGCCAGGTCGGAGGCTGCTGAGCCTTTCGTAATAGACCCTCCCAGGAACGCCGCATAGCAAGGATATTTCAGATACTTAAGCGCGTTCCGGTTGGCATCGCTCAAGGGCGTATTGAAAAACGCGATGTTGGCCAGATCGCCTTTGAGGGGGTCGGTAAGACCGGTATTGTAAGCGCCGATGAGTGCTTTCTGGATCGTTGGTGTTGCCCAGGTCCCCAGACCAGACGTGGAGCCTACCAGGACATTATCACGATAAACGTGAATGAAATCGCTGCTTTTGCTCCAGGAGAAGACATAATCCACGTAGTCCGCGCTGACGTGATAGGTCGTCGATACGGATTTTGTTACGCCGCCGGCGATGTAATAGAAATAGATACGTTTGGGACTGCTATGCTTTTGCACGATGATCCGTGCGGAGTCGTCAGAACGGCTCAGGTAGATTATCCTTCTGATGACGTTTTCCTCGATTTCTGCCGGAGACTGCCGGATGTGCAGCAAGATCGAGCCTTCATTGACGTTGAGCTGGTTGGCAAAATCGCTGGAATAGATGTCGATGTACCCGGCCCCGTCGAAACTCGATCCAGGATAACCGTCGCCCGGACCTTGTGTGGTTGTGATCACACCGGATCGGGCGGCAGTAACATTGCGCTTGGTATCCAGGAAATCACCGGTTAGCTCATTCAGCCGCCAGTAAGAAATCAAGCCCGCGGCCACGCCCATCACCTTCAGCGCAAACGGTAGGGCATTCCAGGAGATATCGTAGAGCTGGATGTAACTCATCAGCTCGTTGATAGCTGCCACCAAAGACTCTTTGTTGACGGTCTGCAGAGCAGCAGGCGAACCGACATCTGCATCCAGTTCGTTCAATGCCCCCAGCACTGTCTTGGCAGCCGTGGTCAAGGCCGGTGTTCCCAAGGCCCCGGCCACGCTGCTTTTCGGCGTCGTGCCAAGACCGGTCAGGTCGCCGATGGCTGCGTCGAGCTGCGCCAGGGGTGCATTGATCGTGGCGCCGGATGCCGGTATCGGATTTACCTCATCGAGAGGGGTGTGATTGTATGTTGTCATGGCATACTCCTAATCGTTGGTATAAATTGCCTGTACTACAGCACGGAGGTTTAATTGCGCTTCGATCTGCGCACTTTCGTTTGCCTCCGTGGATATTTCGATCATATTGTTTTCATACGCAGGCCGGAAGGTCTCATCCATCAACTCGCCGGTCAGATCCAGTTCATACCAGTCGTTGCCGATATCCACCACCTGGCTGGATAGATCGTCGCCGCCATTGAGCTTGATTACCAAATCTTCGAGCGCCAATGGACTGAATATAAAGCGCAGCAGCGCCCGCGGGATGGATAGATAATCATCCCCCAGCCGGAAGTAGAAACTGGCTGCATGACTCGCATCTATCTCGTCCCGCCAGGTCAACGTGTCCACGTTCGCAACTGGCTGCTGGTGTGTCGCCAGGATGCGTATCTCCTGCATGTGGCCGGAGAGCAAGGCATTATCCGATATCGGCAGCCGGTCTATCGTCGAGACGGTGATGCTGGTAGTATGCAGGCCGGTGGCGTCGATACTATTTTTGGATTCGTTGATGATAAAGTCATCGTCTAGGTCATAGACAACTGCCCCGTCCAGCAATTCCCGGTAAACTACATAGATCGTTGTCCCTGGCAAAAGCAACTGATTCACGTGCGCCAGGGATAATTCATAGAACTTCTGCGGAGCGCAAATTCCTCTTAAGTACTCCACCGCCATATTGAGCAGCATGTTGGCTGCCTGCTGGATATCTTCTGTAGTGTTCTCCAGCGGTCCCACTTCCTTGAATTGGACTGGCCGTTCAATGCGCCCATAAGCATCCTCAGCCGCATTGTGCATTACATAATTATCAGCAGCATTGAGCGTGTATCCCTCCGGCGCGGCGTCTGTGCAGAATTCCAGCGTCGTGATCGCGCTGCCGTTGCCCGAGCCGCGCGGTATTACCCTTGTTGCCAATCCAGCCGCGTCGCTTTTCACCTTCAGCCCCGTGATCACTGCGATCCCATCTATATCCTCGATGCCCACCACGTCATTGACGTGTTGTATGGCGCGTATGCCAGACGCCGCAAAGCCGGTAGCTGGACCAAGCCAGTTCACCACTCTCCCCGCCTCGATTCGCCAGTGTTCCCCAATAGCCTGGCCGACCCGCGTCAATGCGTTGAGCACACTCTCGCCGTCGAAGCCAAGATAGACATCCTTTGCTGTTATTCCTTCCTGAAGTGTCCAACCATCCGGCGCCAATTCCATGATTTGCTGCGGTCCATCCATAACCGGACTCGATCCGGCCAGAACGAGTGCCCCTACTGAACGATAAGTCAACTCCCGTCCAAGATCATTACCCGAGACTGTTAGAATTGTCGAACCGTCTGCAGCGATCGTCGTGACAATCGAATCAATGACGCCGCCACCGAAGGTCTGAATGGCACCTTCTCGATCAATATACCGGCAGATGGCTGACCGCTTTTCCGCCAACGCGCCGATGTTTGGATCTGCAATACTTACCTCGAACGAGAACTCGCCGCTTGCCGAGAGCGGCGTGGAGACGTTGAAGACGCGCGCCCGCAACGGTCCGGCACCCTGTCGCACGCCAGCGGCATTCTCGATATCAACCCAGAAGTTGCAGATCTCCATCAGTACCAGGCCTCATAATATTGAAAGCTAATCGCCGCGCCATCGCCGCCGCCAGTGCGCTCGATCGTGATTTCGTTATCGCCGGGTTGCAAGCTAAACCAGGTCGCCATGTCTGCCGTGGGCGAGAAGATCATCTCATCGTATGCCCCCACACCATCTTTGGTCACCTGCAAGATGCCGGTATCAATTGCCAGGCTCTTGCCCGCTGGCAACACGTCAGCCCATTCCAGGGTTTCTCCGTCGGTTCGAGCGATGGACAATGCTGTCAAGTCCTCGTCTCCCGCGGTGATTTCGATTTTGATCGCCCGCACAGGCGCGCGACCCGCATCCTCGGCCTGGCCGAGGGAGAGCGTAATCGCGCTCGGCGTATCCAGATTTAGTTCGCCATTGAGCAACAAGCCGGCGTTGAAATAGGCGCCGTCGTTCAGATACCATTTGGCATTCAACGTCCTATTGATGAGCGTGCCACGCCAAGTGGATTCCTGGAGAGCAAAACGTAAGTCTACGTCCTGAGCCATCGGAAACATGTTCTGGTAATCACGTGCCGCGGCCACCTCCGCCAGGCGTGCATATTGCCAATGCGTATCCCCGTTCATCATGCGCCGCACCAGCGCGCCGCGTTTACCACGCAGTGCCAGCAAGCCGGAATATAGATCTTGGAGATCCTGGGGCGTTTTGGCTCGCAGACAGAACGACTTGACCCGTTCTACCGCCCCTGGCGCCTGCTGCCGGTTACCAAACCCATCCAATGCGCCGCCGCCGATCAGTGGCATGTATGCCGTTGGCGTGGGACCGCTGCCCACTGGCTCGACCTGATTGGCATATTCCAAATTGACGCCGCAAAAGCTGATAAGCCGGTACATATCTACGCTGCTCCTGCCGCCCGCAAGGCGCGCAGCACACCATTCTCGGCTGCTCGACCCACCTCGAGCGGGCTGGCATTGTTGCCAACCTGAATAATGATATCGCCTACCTGGATAGTGTGGATGGCGCCCGCCGTTGCCGTGGAAACACCCAGCGCCGCAAAACGCCCGCCGGTCGTGATGTCATAACCGATCGCCAGCCCGCGCATCGCCTCGGAGAACTGGCGCTGAAGCGCCGGCATCCCGCTGGCGATGCCCTCCCAAATTCCCGCTGGAATCCACCGACCCACCTCGTCGGCGAACACTGAAGAGGGCGACGTAATCCCTAGAAAATCTTTAATTTTTTTCCAGATATTTTCGGAAAACTCCTTGATTTTCGCCCAGAACCATTCCAGTTTGGATTCGATTCCCGCCCAGATGCCGGTCAAGATGTCCGCCCCAGCCTTTATGATTTCAGGTATCAAACCAATAATTACTTCGATGATCGTTTGGATGATCTGCCCAATGGCATCCACTAGATCGGGCAAGGCAGAAATAATGCCATTGATCAATGCAGACAATATCTGTGGCGCCATCTCTACGAGTACTGGCAGCATCAAAATCAACGTATTCACAATTGCTTGTAAGATTTGCGGCACGGCTGCGATCAGCTTCGGCAGCGCCGCGACCAGACCCTGCACCAGACCCAAGACAAGTTGTAATGCCGCCTGCAGCAGCAGCGGTAGGTTTTCGATGATCGTCTGGATGATCATCACCAGCATATCAACAATTGCCGGGATCAGCTTCGGCAGCGCCGCTGCGATCCCCTGTACCAGGGTGATGATCATCTGGAACGCCGCCCCGATCAATTTCGGCAGATTGTCCATGATCGCCGTGACCAATGTCAGCAAGATCTGCACTGCCGACTCCATCAGCGATGGCAGTGCGGAAATAAGAAAACTAATGAGTGCATTCAGAATGGAGACCGCCGCCGGTAACAGCGTCGGCAGCGCCCCCTGGATAGCCTTGAGTATGGTTTGAAGGATCGTCAACCCCGCCTGCAGCATTTTCGGCGCCTGCGCCGCAATATCTTGGATAATGCCCTGCACCAGCCCGAGGATGCCATCGTGAAGCACTTGCTGCCCTTCATCGTCCACTTCCCACCAGCCATTGAGCATCTTATTGATATCACCGCCAGAGCCTTGCACGATCCCCACCAGGTCCTGCAGGTATCCCTGCGCCTGGCCGACAATGCCCGAAAGCGCCGGCATGAGCAGCGAGCCGATCGTGCCGCCAACTCCTGTCAGCCCCATCTTCAAGCCATCGAGTTGGTCTTGAAAATTGGCTGCCGCCTTCACCGATTCTTCATCCATCACCGCCCCCATGTTGTGCGCCTCGGTGGCAAGCTGTGCCAGCCCGCTCGACCCGGCCGCGATCAGCGGGTTGAGCTCCTGAGCGCTCTTGCCGAATAGCTGCATCGCCAGCGCATCCCGCTCGGCGGGATTTGTAACCTTCCCCAGCGCATCAATTGTTTGGTCGAATACGCTCTGGCTGTCGAGCAAGTTGCCCTGGGCATCCGTCACCGATATACCCAGCGTCTTAAACGCCTCCGCCTGCGCACCCGACCCGTCTCTTGCTTGGCTCATCGAACGAATCAAGCGCGTATTCGCCCCCGTGATCGTATCCAATGAAGTCCCTACGATCTCGCCTGCATATTTCAACTCCTGCAATCGAGTGGTGCTGATGCCTGTCTTGACCGACATGTCCGACAATTCCTCGGCGTTCTCCGCCGATTTCAGCGCCAGGCCGGCCATCGCCCCGATTGCAGCGACGGCTGCCGCGGCCACCGCCGCCAGGCCGATCACCACGCCCTTGGCTGCCGCCCCCACGCCGCCCAACACCGCCTTGAAATCTTCCAGCTTGCCGCCGGCTTCCTCGCTTTTCTCGCCCAGCTCGTTGGCGCCCGCCCCCGCCTCCTGTTCGCCGTTTGCCATCTCTTCGAGCGCAGCGGTGTTCTCGCCAAGCTCGTACTGCATCTTGCCAAGCGTTTCGGTCGCCTTGTTGTAATCATCCTCGGCGTTCTTGGTCGCCAGGGCATCCTCGCCCTTCTCGGCTTTGATCTTCTCGTATTGATCTTTGAGCAGGGCGACCTTATCCTTTTGCACCCCGATCTGGTCATTCAGCGATTTGATGCGCGTCTCCAGCCCCGATCCCTGGCTGGCCCAATCACCCATCGTAGCGGTAGAGGCGCGGAAGCCCGATTCCAGGACGCGCAGGTCGGCATTCATATCCTTCAAGCGCGATTTGAATTCGCTGGTATCTACAACCGGTTTGGCGCCAAGTGCATTGGTCATGGTGTTTCCCTGAAACGCCTACAGCCAAGCCACCTCGTCGGCGTAGGCTGCCCGGCGATGGGGCGCGCCGCGCTCGGATAAATGCAGCACGAAGGGGATCAGGCTCTCGATGTCGGTGCGGTCCATCTCGTACAGGCTCCAGTTCAGCCGTTCGGCCAGGATGCGCTCGATGTCCAGCATCCAATCGCTATCTTCCCCCGGCTCGCCTAAGCGGCCGGGGGAGGCGGGTTTGGGAGCAGGCCGCGCGCCTTGGCGACGATGCTCTGGAAACAGGCCAGGATCTCGCTCACATCCGCGCCCTGCTCCAGTTCCTCCCGGGTGAAGGCGTTACCGTAGAATGCCACCAGCAGGTCGCTGATCTCGTCCACCTGTTCCTCGCCGATCTCCTGCCCCTCGCCGATGGATTTGCTCAGCTTGACCGCGCGCTTAAGAAAGCCCCAAGGCACGATCAGCCGCCGGTGTTCGGCCTTCTTTTCGTCATTCTCGCCGTATAACGTGATGGCGATCGCCGTGCTTTTCGGCATGGATCCTTCCTTTCTTTTGATCTCTCTCCCCCCATTTTCGTTCTTTGAAAATGGGGGGGACGCGCCCGCAGGGCGCAGGGGGGGGCAGATTTACGCCGTGGTGAAGTTGTAGACCGTATCGCCGAGCTCCTGGCCGTAAACATCCACGACGCCAGCCAGCGTCACCAGGTAATCAGTCGCGCTGGACAGGTTCGTACTCGGGTCGAGCGTCACCGCCGTGCGCGCCGAGTTGATGCTCTTGGCGCAAGCCTTGACCGTGCCATCGTCCTTGGTCAGCAGGATGCCAACCTCCGCTCCGCCGGCCAGCGGGTTCGAGAAGGTCAGGGTAATCGTCTTGGAGACGGCCACGCCCGTGGCGCCGTCCAGCGGATCGGGCGTGCAGGTGAAGGCGTCTGGGCTGCCGGCCACCGGCACCTGGACCGCGTCGAACCAGCCATCCGCATCGAAGCCGCTGATATCCTCGTCGCCGATCACGCTGCGGGCGCTGTCGGTCTCATCGCCCAGGTCGAACGCGTAGATCGTGTCGGTGGCGGTGAACTTGATCTTCAGGTTCTTTGGTTCGGGTGTATCCGCCTTGGTGCTGTGTTCTTCGTCCGGCGGGGAGAATTTGCCCTTCAGGAACCAGTAGTACCGGTACGAGCCATTCGACTTTTGGGCGCGGAAACCCAGCGCCACATCCGGCGGCGTGCTGCCCGCGTTGTCGAAGATGCGGCCAGTGGCAGCGTCGTAGGTTTGGCCGAGAACCAACGCCTGCATTTCGAGCGGGATATTGGTCACTTCCAGGTCGAAATCGGTCTCGCCCTTGCCTAAGGTGGTGTCGAACACCCGGTCGTCGGCGTATTGGACTTTCTTGTTGACCTTGGGCTTGTGGCTGGCATTGACCGCCGGCGCGAAAGCCTGCGGCGTATCGGCCGCGTAGGCGTCGGCGTCATCCTGCGTCACCAGGGCAATGTATAGGTCGCGCAGGCCGATCACCGAACGTTGCTCATCTAAAGTAGACATGTGTTACTCCTTTCACTGTTGTTCGAGATAGTAATAGTCCTTCGCCAGGCCAAAGTGCCGGGTCTCCCGGTCATAGGGCAATTGGCGTTCGGGACCTTTGGCGAAGCCCTGGGCGAGCATGGCCGCATCCACGCTGGGGAGCGCAATCAGCCCGCCGCGGGCAAAGATCGAGATCTGCACTTCGTAAGTGCGCAGCGTCTCGGCGTCATCGGCGTGCTGTTCTGGCGCACCGGAGATCAGGCTGTAAACGATGAACATATCCGGCAATTCCGCGCCGCTGGCTGAAAGGTATTGCCCAAGAGCGTTGGGGATGCTCGGAGAAAGAGAAGATAAGGCCGTAGACACACGCTCGAAGATGGTCGCCATTGCTGCTATCCATCCACGTATCCAGCCGCCTTCAAGCGGCCGGCAATCAACTCATTGACGCTTTTACGCAGCCTGCGCACGACTGGCCGGATGTGCGGCATGGGCGCATTGTGAACCGAACCGAATTCCACCGAGTTGGCAGCCACGGCGATCTCCGGGGGGGTGTAAGCCAGATCACGCACATATCCGATTGCCACGTAGTTGTAATCGCCCTCACCCTGGGGCGTAAAAATCTTGATGTATGGGCGCAACTTCTCCGAGGGGCAGGCCGCCTCCATAGCCGCTTGCAAGATTTGTGCAGATTCGGCCAGGGCTTCACGGGAGACCGCGTTCACGTTTGCACCGGCCTCGGCCAGCGCATCCTCATAGAGCGAGAAATCAATCTCCCAGCCCGCTTTCATCTACTACACCGTGCCTTTCGCGCGCTCGACGAGTAGTTCCGTCCAGCGCCGCTGGCCGCGCACCTGGTCCACCGAAATGATCTGCCAATACGTGCCATCGTCCACTTTCAGGATGCGCCACGTGGTCGCCGCATCGGAACGGTAACGCACCGTCACCGCCGCGCGCTGCACCGACTTCAATGCTTCGCTGGCTGTTTCCTGGCCGTGGATGTTCACCCAGCGCGACCTCACGGTAGGATTAATCGTTACATTCGCCCAGCTTGCGACCTGCGCCCCACCCACGTCCTGCGATATGGTCGGCGACTGGAGAGTGATCTTCGTGCGCAGTTCGCCAGCATTGACCTGGTAATCGGCCATATCACGCGCTCAAATCGTCCGCCGGATGCTTCAATATCGCGACGTACTGGTGATCCGTAAGATTGCTCGCCGAAACTTGCTGGATGCAATCGTCCACACTAATTGTCGTCTCGAAAGCTGTATGCTGGTCGCCGGTGGAGAGATATACGCCAGTCACAGAAATTATTGCATCGCCGGTGCGCGCACCGGGCAGAGAGAGTGACCCGGCGCCGTTCCCACCATTGAAGCAGTATTTGCGCCACTTGAGCGCCTTACCTTCGAGCTGCACCAATAGGGCGGTCAAAGACGCAGGCGGCTGGCCGACCATGCCGGGATTGTCATACCAAAATGTAAGCAGCATCCCGGCGGCAGTTTTAGCTGTCGGGTCTTTGGTCGAGTCGGCTGCCCAATCGTGACCGCTGGCGTTCTTCAGGTATTCATCCACCAGTGGCAGGTATTGCAACATGATCGCATCGTCCGCTGTCGAGCGGATGAAATTGGCAGCTTCACCAGCGGTCAAAATATTGGCCATAACGAAGCGCACCCTTTAGGATTGGATCGTTTCCGTAGAAACAAGCCAGCAGGGAGGAGCGGGGAAGGGCCGCCCCTCCCTGAACTGGAAAAAGTTACGCACCGGCAAAGGTGATCGCGCCGGAGACGACGCGCTTGCCATTCGGCAGGACGATAACCAAATACCAGGTTCCCGCGCCGGACTCTTCGATGTCGAGGTCAATGTCACCATCGGCCTCGCTCGTCAGTAGGAACACCTTGTCGGCGACCAGCGGGATGCATCCGCCGTCGGTGCCAATAGCCACGCCGCCATCCGGGACGGTGGCTGTTTCGGCTTCCCCGGCGCTGGCATCCGTCAGGAATGCCTGCACCGAGCCGCGCACGGCCAGATCGTCGCCGCTGTAATCCTTGAGCTGGATGGCTACATTGATCACGTCGTTGGCTTCTGCGCCGACGGTGATCGTCGCGCCTTGCACACCCAGGATCGCATCCAGGACATATTTCAGGCTGGAGGGAGCGATATTCTTATCGCTGACCGTGCCGGTCAGGGCCTCGGCGTTGGACGCGAACGTCGCCGCGCTATCGAGCCCGGTGACGGTGGCGCCGTCCTCGAACTCCAGCGTGCCGCCTGCGCCGATCACCCACTTGTCGCCGCCATCTTCCATGCGGTTTTCAGTAACAGGGTAGGTCATGGCAGTCTCCTTATGGCAAAGTCACCTTCAGCACGGCCATCGCCTCGGCGTCCAACTCCTGGGCGTCGAAGCGGGCAATGCCGCGCACCTCGGTGCTGTTCGAGCGCCAGGCCGAGCCGCCGATGTTGGTGCTGGCAAATTCGAAGGCGTTCCGGCGGAAGATGGTCATATACTCGCGGCCATCGCCAATGGCAATGCGGGCGCGGGACGGGCCGGTCATGTTGGCCCAGTGCGCATCGCTCAGCACGATCACCGGACGGCCCTTGACGCGGAAGGCAGTGACGTTGCTCGGATCGGGCTGCAGCAACGGGCGGCCTGTGCCATCGTCCAACTGGTCGAGCAGGTCCAGCCCGCTCTGGTTGGTAAAAATGTTGGCCGAGGCGCTGAAGGCCGGATCGAGGGTCTTGTTGAGAACGGTCTTGATCGCCGCCAGCAAAGTTTTGTAATCTGTGACCGCCGTGCCAGTGATGGCATTGACGAGCGTCAGCACCAGGCTGTTGTGCGTCAGCACCACCTTCTTGGAGAACCAGCCCGCCAGGTAGTTCATCAGGTTGATGGGCGTATCCTGCATCAGGCTGTTGCCCACGCGGATAAAATCGAAGTACTCATCCAGCGCGAAGTCAACCTTGTTGAACTTGGGCGCTTCGCCCTCGTCGTCATCGCCCTTGACCTCCAGCTCTGTTGTGACCTTGGTCAAAGGTTCAGCGGCGGCGAACTGCTCGATGACGCGCCAGCCGGAGAGCGTGTTGACATCTTCGACGTTGACGTAGTCGCCCAGGTCCACGTAGGAGCGCATCAACTCGCGGATGCGGTTGTCGAAGTCCACAGGCACCAGGAACCCGCCTTCCTCGCCCGCCGGTTCGCCGCCGGTTTCGGTCAGCGCATTGATCAGCAGCGGGAACTGCTCGGCGTTGTGCTGGCCGCCCTTGACAGTCTTGGGCGTGGCGCCGATGCGGAAGGCTTTGAGCCATTCCTGCATGTATTGCGGGCTGGCGCGCAGGTCTTTGATCTCCAGCGCGTCGGGCTGCCTGCCCAGTGGAATGAAACGAGAAGCGGGATCTGCGCTGCCCTCGCTCGCCGCCAACGCGGACAAATACAACTTGTTGGCGCTCTCATATTCAGCATTGGCAGCATCCAGCTTTTCCTGCAATGCAAGCGCCTCCTGGAACTTGTCCTCGTCGTTCAGGCGCACCACCTCGGCCGCAATGCGGCCGCGCTCGGCGTTGGCCTTCATGACACGATCATACAGGTTTTTCAGGTTCATGGTCTACTCCTTTTTGAGATACATGCGTGCCTGAGCGGAGAGGCGCTTCGCCTTGCGCTCGGCTTCGGACACCGCGGGCGGCTGCTGGCTGCTGGACAATTCCAGCAGCGCGCGCGGGGTGTTGGTATATGTAGATTTTAGGTAATTCACCAGCTCAGCCGTTTTCTGGATGGCCGCGGCTTTGCTCGATTCGGTGATCACCTCATCGGCAAAGCCCAGGGCGACCGCTTCGCTGGCCGTCATCCATGTCTCGTCATTCATCAGCTTGGCCAATTTTTCGGCATCCTGCTTGGTCTTGGCCTGGTAGCCTTCAATGATGCCATCCTTGATCACCTTCAGGTCGGTGATGAAACCTTTCAGATCATCCACGCTATAGAGACCCAGCAAGCCAAGCATGGGATTATGGATCATCATGTAAGCGCTGGCCTGGATGAGCGTGCGCTCACCGGCGATCGCCACCATCACTGCAGCGCTGGCTGCGATGCCATCCACTTTGACCGTCACGCGCCCAGGATAATCGCGCAGGGTTGCAGCGATCACCGAGGCAGCCACCAGGTCGCCGCCATAGGAATTGAGCCGCACCGTCACGGGTCCGTTCTGACCCTTGGCGTAGAGCTCGTCCTTGAACAGCTTGGGCGTGATCTCATCGCCCCACCACGAGAATTCCGAGATCGGGCCATAGATTTCCAGCTCAGTCTCGCCGCTCTCGCTTTGGGCGGCGTTGCGGAAGATCCAGAACGGTTGGTGCGGCTGGGCGTTTCCATCGAAACAACGAATCGCTTGGGTCATGGGGTTGCTCCTTGGGCGTCCTGGGCCTGCGCGCCCAATGGTTGGACGTTGGCCATCATATACAGCAGGTCGGCAGCCGGATTGGAGTCGCGCGGGCGGTCCTCGATCTGGCGCGCCTCATTGGGACGCAGACGCCCGCTCTGGATGGCGGCGTTGAGATATTCGCCGCGCTCTTTGGCATTGGTGCGGAAGAGGGCGCTGCGCTCGAAGCGCAGGTAGGTATAACCCTGCTCTAATTCGGTAAGCCATTTCAACGCGCCCACTTGTTCGATCTGCACCAAATAGGGATCGAGCGTGGTGCAAAGATAATCATTGTTCTGCTGCTCGTTGCTGTTGTAAGCCTGCTTGCCGGTATTCAGTTTGTATGCCGGCATCCCAAAGAAATTCATTACGGCAATGTCATTCTCCTGGATCAGGCTCAAGAATTCAACATCACGTGGATTCATTGTGACCGGCTCAAACTTGCTGACTTTGTTATCCAGAACGGCAATCCGGCTATTATTCGCCGTGCCGCTCATTACTTCTTCGTACTTCTCGCGTGTCTTTTGTCGGATTTCCGGCGTGGATTCACCATTGAGCCACAAGATGCCCGCCGCCGAAAGGCCATTTTTGAAAAGCGAATTCTGCGAGCTGTAGGCGGCCAATTGCCGCCCTAAGGTCTCGCGGGCATACTGCACCACACCACGCCCATTGAAACCGGTCTCGTCAGGATTGATCAGGAAATGCGCCACTTCCACATCAGGCAGGTATTCCCGCTTGTTATTGCGGAAGGTCGTCTCATACCAAAGCTCGCCTGCACGGTCGAATACAGGGAAGGTCACATTGGCAGGTAGGATGAAGTGCTCGCGCGGGTAGGTCGGCGGCTCCCATACGTAGCTGTTGCCCCAAAATATAAGCCATTGAGCCAATTGCTTCTTGAACTGGAATGGACTCCACCAGCGGTTGGGCTTGCGCTCCAGCAGCCAAGCCAGGTTCTGGCGGTACGAATCAGGACGCTGCCGGTCGGCCTCCCCATCCTGTCGGGAGACAAAGACTTGTAAGGGCAGCTTGGCAATATCGTCGCTCAAGATGTTGCCACAGCGATAAGCCACGGCAATGTTCTTCGAGCTTTCAGGGGTCACGATTTGACCCGCGCCGGTCGCCGCGCCGAGCGTGTTCACCAGTTCAGGCAGGCTGATGCCTTCGCTCTTGCGGACCACGCTGTTGACGATCTTTGGCTTGCGGGCCGAAAAGGCTTTCGTCAGGATCATTTCCGTTTGCTCCAACCGAGCAATATCGCATAAATGATGCACTCCGCGCCGCCAACGAACCAGGCAGCCAGCGGCTGGATATGGCAGGCGCCGACCAAGATAAGAATGAAGCCAGTTAGGATCAATATCTCCTCGGCGTATTTCCGTAAATAATTGCGTACCCGTTTCATTGTCCGTTCCTACCGCGCATCTCGGAAATTTCGCGCCCGAGGCCCTTGACCTCTTCGGCAATGCGAGCAATGGCAGCATTGGTCGAATTCGTGATCTCTTTCAAAAATTCACGCCAGGCTTCGTCGCGTTTGTTCATGGATTCGTTGAACTGTTTGATGAGCGATAATGCAAACCAGACAAAGATTCCGACGAGCGGAACTTGAATGAGCAAACCGATGTAATTCTCTACGTTGCTGGTCATCTACTCCTCCACGCATTCGGCGTTCTGCACCGGCGGCAACTCGCCCCAGTCGCCGCCCACCATCTCGATCATCAACTGGGCTTGCTTGATCGCGTTACATGCCCCCCGGAAGAAGTGGTAAGCGCCCCGCATCACGTGACCCTCGGCGGCGCGCCATTGCGCCTTGAACAGATCGTCGCGGTAATAGTCACCCTCTGAGCATTTCATGAAGGCAAATTTGAAAAGAGACGAGGCCTGCGCCCAATCAATGAGCGGAACCTTCGTACCCTTATCCCAATGGCTTACATCCAATCCGAGCAGGACCATTCCACTCCTGGAAAACAAAAAACCGGCCTCGAATAGAGGCCGGTTGCATCACTTCCGACTGGCGTCCCGGTCTACACCAGGACTGCATAGATTATTACTTTCATTATAGCACAATTTTTGTACGTTTTGTCATTCTTCTTTCGCCTCACATGCCCCAATCCTTATCTAGAATACCCGACAAATCATTTACCGGATTGCGCAGCGCCAGATCAAGCGCCATGATCAATGCCACCACGCCATCTATCTTTTCCTTCGATTTTTCTTTGTCGGGCTTGATGTTGCCTGCGGGGTCCATGCGCGCCACCACGTTATCCATCATCCAGATCAGGACGGGATTATTGCCGTGACGGATTTTGCCTGCCATAATAAGCCGCTCCAATTCCTTCATCGGCGGTGACATCGAAGCATAGCCTTGTCCAAATTGTAGCATTTTCAAGCCCTTTTTCTCGAGCACCTGAACGACGCGTGCCGCTCCCCAGCGATCGAAAGCAATTTGTGGAATATCATAAATGTCCGCATCATGTTCGATTTCGTCAAATATGAAATCATAGTCTATCACGTTCCCGTCCGTGGCAGTGATCCAACCCTCACGGACCCATTCCTCATAATGCGTGCCCTCCTGCGTGCGAGGCCGAATAACATCTTCGGGCAGCCAGAAGTGCGCTATCACATCATAATAGCCATCCTTTGCAGGGAAGACCATGCAGAATGCAGTAGTATCGGACGTTGAAGATAGATCAAGGCCGCCGAAGCCAATATGTTTCTTACATCGAATGGCAATCTCTTTGGCTGAAGCGCCGCCAGCGCACGCGCGCCATGCCTCCATATCCATCCATTTGGTCTCACCATGCACCCAGACGTTGAGTTCGCGGCGGCGGAAGTTATTGAGTGCGGCGGGCATTTTATCGGCGCGTTTCGCCTTCATGCGCATATCATCCCAGAATTTCGCTACGCCCAAGTTGGGATTCGCCTTTGGCCATATCCGTTCATCTCGCCAATCATCGTTTTCGTCAATAGTGTAAATAATTCCGAACCAAGTATCGTCTACAAATGAACCATCCTGGAAGCCTTCGAGGATCTTGCAGGTGTACTCGTGTTTCTCATAGCAAACCGATTGCCGGTCAATACCTGCTGTAGTAATCGCCACCATCAACGGTTGACGGCGCGAGCCTGTTCCTGTCTCAAGTACATCCCACAATTCACGACTTTTCCATGCGTGGAGCTCATCGGCGATCACACCATGCACATTCAAGCCATCGGTGCTGTCCGCGTCGGCGCCCAGCGGTTCATATTTGCTGGCCGTAGATTCCATGAGCAAATTGTCTTTGTACGTTCGGATATATTTTTTCAGCGTGCTATTTTTCTTGACCATGCGGACCGCTTCGGAATGGACGATACACGCCTGATCACGCTTGGTCGCGGCGCTGTAGACCTCCGCGCCCGCTTCGCCATCAAAAAAAGCGAGGTAGATTCCTGTCGCGGCTGCATCGGTACTTTTTCCGTTTTTGCGCGCCACCTCCTCATACAACGTCCGATATCGCCGCGTTCCATCAGCGCGCTTCCAGCCGAAAACATTCCAATAGATAAATTGCTGCCACGGCTCGGGATGAAAGTATTGCCCTGCCCATTGACCCTTGCTATGCTTCAGCAAGCTGGTCATCTTGATCTTGCGCTCAGCGGCCTCGCGGTCAAAATAGAGTCCCCGCTTAGAACCATGCTGCAAATCGTGAAAATACCGCTCACATGCTAACTTCACCCATTTGCAAGCGATGATTTTCCCTTCTGTCACATCCTTCGCATATTGTTCTGCGGGATGCAGATTCTCGTTCTGTTTATAATCAGTCATTTTATTTACCAACGCTCACGTTGCCGCCGAAGAGCATTTTCTCCAATTCTTCCTCCTCGCTCGGCGCGTCCACCTTCACGCGCGCCCGGCTCGATGGCGTGAGCCCGAATTCCGTGTAGAACCGATGTACTTGCTCCATGCTTTTGTTTCGAATAGCGATCCACGGGTTTTGATACATGCCGCCCTGATCACTGATGATAACTTCGCCTTGCTTTTTGATTTTATTGCAGGCCTTCACGTACATGCCCCAGGCCGAGCAGCAAAGCGCCAACTCAGCACGATCTACTTTGGAGAGCAATTTCATTTCATCCAATTCCGCAATGAGACGCTTCCATTCCGTGCGTTCTGCGCCCCTCAAATGGTTGGGACAAGCTGGGATGCCTGCTACAGGTTTCGGCTCCTTATGATTCAACGCACGCTTACCTGGGTTGCCTGCCAACTCCTTGAGTGCAGTTGGCTTGGGTTTTCTCCCGCGTGTCATGGCTCCTCCAACTTGGGCATTTGACCGGCCGCAAGGCTCCAACGTTCAAGGCAGACTGCGAGATATTTGGGGTCGTTATCCATCGTGCGGCAAACGCGGCCCAGTTGCTCGCAAGCAAGTAGAGTCGTCCCGGACCCGGCGAACAAATCCATCACGATGGCACCAGGCTGGCTGGAATTGGCAATCGAACGCTCCACCAATTCCAACGGCTTCATGGTCGGATGCTCTTCGCTCCTTTTTGGCCGGTTGATCATCCAAACATCAGACTGCTTCCGGTCCGCCAGCCCCACTAAGCGAGGGCCGCGATTATCCCAGCCATACCACATCGGTTCATACTGGGTATGGTAATCCTTTCGAGACAAGACCAGACTATCCTTAACCCAGATGATGGTACTCGACCAGTGAAACCCAATCCTACGCAGTGCTGCGTCGATCACCGGCCATTCCTGGCCACCCATCACCAGATAAATGGGCGCGCCCGGTTGGCAGAAGCTGCGGAACTGTGTCACAAATAGGTCCACAAAGGCGGTAAACTTTTCGCCCAGGTTATCGTTATTCATGGTGCGGTGACCATAAGCGGGATGATCGCCTTCCCCATAGGCGACATTCCAGGGCGGATCGCTCCAAATCATCTGCGCCAGATTCCCATCCATGAGCCGGTCGACGTTCGCCCGTTGGGTGGAATCGCCACACATCAGCCGGTGCAGACCGGCGCGCCAAACCTGTCCCGGCTTTACCTGCCATTTGATCAACAATTCTTCGGCTCGATCTAACTCGGTGCCGAAATCCTCTGTAACCGGGGGTGTTTCTGTGGAAACGGCAGCCCCGACCAACTCCTCCAACTCCGCCGCTTCAAAGCCTGTAAAGAGGTCGCCGGTGGTGCTGGCAATCTCTCGTAAAGCATCAGCATCCCAGCGGCTGAGTTCGCCCACTCGGTTGTCGGCCACGCCAAAGGCGGCAGCCGTGGCTGGATCGTCATCCACAAAGACAACGGCAATATGACTCCAACCCAATTGCTTGGCGGCCCGGTAAGTGCCATTCCCCGCCTCGATCTTCCCGCCCTGCAGCCGATTTGCCACAATCGGCTTACGTTGGCCATAGGCTCTGAGCGATGCGGCGATACGATCCACGTCATGGCCCACGCGCGCATTGGCAGGGTCTTCATGCAGATCGCTGAGCAGCACTGCCAAGGGACGTAATGATTCTGAGATGCAAAATAGATCAGTCATAATTGTTGGGGGTCTCGCCGGTCATCACATGCCATCGCTCAAGGGATGCTGCCACATAGCCTGGATCAATCTCCACGGCACAGCAGACGCGATTCAGGATCTCGCAGGCAATCAGCGTAGTTCCGGATCCGCAGAATGGGTCGAACACGATCTCATCGGGCTGGGTATAAAGCAGAATATGCCGCGCCGGAATTTCCAGCGGGAAGGCAGCCACGTGGCTGTTGGCGCTGGCCGTACCTTTTACATCGTCCCAGTAGGAGCGCAGCGCCCATTTCTGTTTGGTGCGTTCCTGGCCGCGGTTCTTGCCCGCCCGGTTATAGTAGGTTTCGAGTAGCTGCACATCGCGCTCATTGAGCGTGTCGGTAAAGTCTATCGGTTGGCCGTCATCAGCTTCAAAAGTTTCGATGAATTCACAATGCTGATCGAGTAAGTCGGTCTTGGGAGCAACGGCGGCGAGTTGTCCTTCCTTCAGCCAATGGCGGATGTGGCGCAGGTTCCAGCCGAGCGGGTAGAGGGCGTTCATCCACTTGTCAATCAGCAATAACACTTGTCGCTTCTTGCGCTTCTCGAAGGCTGTGGTGAAGCCGGTGCCGGTGTTGATGACGATGCGGGACTCGTCCACGCGCGTGACGTGCGCCATCACAGCCGCGGCGCGCTCGACGAATTGGTCGATCTCGGCTTCGGATTTCTCGCGCTCATAATCCTTGCCCACCCAATAAGGCGGGGAGGTGATGGTCAGAACGGCAATTCCTTGCCAACCCAAACCTTCGACATCCAGCGCGGTGGTATCCGCACAGAAAAGCGTATGCCGTCCGAGCTGCCAGGTTTGTCCCAGTTCCGTTTTCCACTTTCCGCGCAATTCTGGCAGCTTGTCCGGTTGCTCGTCTTGTGGCCCTGGGTCCACCATCAGGCCATCTCCACGTTCTCCGAGAAGATCGCGGATTTCGCCAGGGGTAAAGCCTGTAAACAGGTCGTCCACCGTCGGGATGAGCGCGCCGAGAGCGTCGAGATCCCAAGTACTCAGTTCGCTCAGGCGGTTGTCGGCAATGCCATAGGCAGCCGCGGTCGCCGGGTCGTCATCAACATAGACCACGGCGATGCAATTCCATCCCAACTTTTTAGCCGCCAGCCAAGTTCCATTACCGGCTTCGATCTTGCCGTTCTGCTGACGATTGGCAATGATGGGCTTCCGCTGGCCATAGGCCTTGAGCGAGGCGGCAATCCTATCCAGAGCATGATTGGTGCGCGTGTTGGCCGGATCGAGGTGCAGGTCATCAATCGGGACAGCCAATCCGCGCAAGCTTTCGGCAATGTAGGAGAGCTCGAGTTCGTCAGTCATTAGCAATTGTCACTCTCTGCCCAAACAGAAGTTGCTCGAGCTCGTGTTCCGCATCAGGCGGCTCCGCCTTGACGCGCGAGCGAGCCGAAGGTGTCATTCCAAACTCTGCACCGAGTTTATTCAGTTGATCGAGCGTGCGATTGGCAATGGATAAATAAGGGTTTTGGATGATATTCCCTGCCGCGGTTTTTATGATCTCACCTTTTTCGCGAACCATCCGTTCCGCCTTCACCCAGCGCATCCACAGAACGCAGTAAATCGAAAGCTGATCAAGATCAAGGACAGTTACTAGACCGAGCGGATGCAACTCACGGACGATAGATTTCCACTTCTCCTTTTCCTCATCGCTCAAATGCGCAGGAGGACGCGGCAGAACGATTCTCGGTCGCGGTTCCGAGTCATTTAGCGCGCGCTTTCCTGGATTACCTTCCAGCCGTTTCAGGCTGGTCGGCTTGGGACGCCTTCCACGCATGATAGCCTACTTATCATCTACCCCCCCCTGCTGAATTTCGCGGACGCGCGAGGACGGTTGCCCGGCCGGTTCGGAAGCCCGCGTAAAAACATTTTTACCCCCCTACCCCTTCGAGATTTTCGAGCCATCGCGATAGTGTTTTGTGTTATCACACCTGCGACACAATCCTTGCAAATTAGACCATTCATCTGTTCCTCCTCGCCGCCTTGGAAGGATATGATCCACCACCACAGCCAGAACGCGGTAGTCGTGCAGACCATATGGATTGGTGCAATATGGATGCGCATGTAGGAATGGATCGCGCACATCCCGCTTCCAACTCCATCCATAGCCGCGTTGTCCTGCGCTGGGACGTGTATCCCGAGGCGGAGACGGCAGCCGATGCAATCGGCACCGGCTGCCCTCATAGACCAGGTTGGGACATCCATGCACTGCACATGGATGTGGGGGGCGCTGTGGCATTACTTGCTGAATGACTTGCCGATGAGCGGCACGCCGGCATCACTGAGCGCATCATGTCCAGACTTTGACCCGACAATCTGCGTCAGAAAGCCGAGGATAAAGAGCAGCACCGCAGCGATCTGGCCGGCATAGCCATCGAGCAATTCAGTTGTCAGTCCGGGCTTAAACACGCCCACGGCCACCAACGCAATGAAGGCCACTAGGTTGAGCGCAGCGGACCAGCGCGATGACGTGCCATCTTTGACCACGCCCACCAGCTTCAGCACGTTGATCAGCGCAGCGATCAGCTTGCTGATCCCCAGCAGTGAGGCAAAACCCAGCAAGATGGTGACAGCAATATTGAGCACATCAGGGTTGATATTCACAACAGACTCCTTTCGAGTTAACAAAAACCCCGACGCCAAGATAGCGTCGGGTGCATCATGTCCGATCAATTGTCCCGGTCTACACCAGGACTGCAAAAGTTATGAGGTTGTTGAGTTGATTATATTGCCTGCGCATCTCCTTTCACAAGTATACACTTATTTTCAGTGTTCATCTTGCCGCCTTACACTTTCCACAGTTGCAATGGGGCGGCAACTCGCGATCAATCGCATCCAGAATATATTTTGCCTTACTAACCAACTCCTCCGCCACCTGCCGCTGGTAACTGACATGCACCACCATAATATGCAAATCCTCCCGACAAACATACACGATCTCACAGTGCTGATATTTGCCGAAGTGCATGTACATCTGCACCTGCTCGAAATGATCATGCAACGCTCGCCCCTCTCGCTCGATGATCTCGAATCTGTGCCTATTAACCGACTTGATCTCGATCAAGTCGCCATCTACCGTCTCACCGTCGGTATGACCACGCAAACGTTCATCCCACTCCGCTTTTAACTCCCTTCCTGCAGCAGTGCGCATGACCTGAGCACCGATCAGGATGTCTTTGACCATACGCTCATAGCTGTAACCGAGGAATGCACCCAGATGGCTATCTTGTGAGGCAGGCATCCCGTACACAAAATCACTATACTGCTGGAACGGACAATGCCCGATTTTGCTCATGCTCAAATAAGACCGACTCGTCTCATAATTGCTATGTTCTTGGATGAAATTCACCATGCGCTCTTGGATGACACCGGCTCTCATTCTCCCTCCGTTTCTGCGGAAACGCCACCGCCAATGATGAATACAAGGGTCATACTTCCTTGATTCGTTAGACCTTGAAGCAACTTCACAATCGTGCTTTGCAGCCGGCTCTCCAGCCAATCCCGCGCGTAAGCGTTGCGCACACCCACCTGGATGCAGTCTGCCTCAAAATGCAGCGCTTGCGTATCAGCCACCCAGGTCTTAAAAGATGCACTTGGCATTTCTTTCTCGAGCTGCTCAAGCACGTGCTTCCACGCTTGCTCAGCGGTAAACGGAGAGCCAGGAATTTCCTTTTGCACTGTCTCGTCCGCGATCATCTCAGCTTGATCATCGTACTGCTTGCCATCCTCCAGCGGTGTCATGAGACAATGCTCCTGGTGTTGCTGATATCCTACCAAGGAGGTGAACGTTGCCCGGCATCGTGGACAAACCTGCTCATATCTTTCGATTGCATCCAGGTATTCCGCCGGCAGGCTGCTGATCGGATATTGAGCCATGATCGTCGCCGATGGCGCTTCGAGCCGCTTAAGCCGCTGGTAGATCAACCCCTGCGGATTGCGGAGCGAGTTGCGGTCGGCGTAAGCCTTGGCCACCCAGGCCAGCGCCCACTCTGGCTCGAAGAAGTCCAGGACTTCCGCCGATAATCCCGCCGTTGAAACCGATGCGCCAAACAATCGCCAGGTTTCATCCAGAATTTGCACATTTTGTGCGCTCTTGATTGAGGATGAGGATGAATTAATATCAGAATCATTAATTGAATCCTCCTCATCCTCATCATTAAGCACATTTTGTGCATTCAAAAGCGATTGCGCACTCGGAACCCCACTTTCTTCTATGGAAAGACTCCCTGGCTGGCGATTCGGCCAGAACAGCGTATTCCGCCCAGCCAGCGTGACCACGTACCGTCCTGATCGCTGTTCCAGCAGCAGGTTCGCCGCCGAAAGTGACCGCATTTGCTTGGCTACTGTGCGCCGGTCTATTTCCAGAATGTCAGCGAGCTCGTAATCCGAGATCGCCCGTCCCGGGTAGAGACCATCCAGGCGCAGCATGACCAGCAGCACAAGCGCCGCACCCTTGATCGAGCGGATCATCGCCAATTCCGACGTGGGCAACAGTGTGGTCATACCTTCTCCTTTCCGGTCGTTCCGAACAATGCTCCTGCGAGTGCATCCCGGCGCGCCTTGCGGTTATGGTGGCTCATGTGCGCCGCAAATGAGGATTGGCTTCCCGTAGAATATCCGCAGCCTGCGACTATGCACTCGTAGGTTTTCGCAGCCTGCGACGTAGCTGCCCGCAGCCTGCCCGCAGGTTTCGCAGCCTGCGCCGCAGAAATTTGGCCTGCGCCGTAGCTGCCCGCAGGCTGCGCCGCAGAAAGACTGATCAGCGACCGGTCCACCAGCGCCACCATGCCAATTGCCAGTTCTGGCAGGCTGGCGACCAGCCCGGCCAGCACCCAGGCATAGCTGCCGATGGCTGCCCGCAGGCCGGCATCCATACCGTACCAGTTGACCGGCGTCAGCACCAGCGGCGAAAGCACCAATGCAAGGACGAATAAGATAGTACCGCCTGAGCGCGCCCTCTTGCTGGCGACCCTGGGAAGGCGGTTACCTACGTATGCCACCGCGCCCACTACCACCAGCCCGGCCATGATTCCGCCGGCCAGGGCATAATTCCCCAGGGCTGTATGCACCATCAGGAACGCCTGGGCATACTGCGCGCCTTGCACCAGCGCCGCGACGACCAGGAGCAGCTTGCCGCCATCTATGTTCAGCCATTTCATTTTTGCCTTCATTGTTCCTTTCCTTTCTGTTTCAATGATGTTTCTGGCTCATCAGTAGGCCGCCGATCTGCCGGCATGTCCAGACCCAATATTCCCAGACTTTCCATAAACGCATCCATCGCATCCTGCCCGATGATCCAATTGTGGACGCGCCCGCAGATCGTACAGCGGATCGCATCCATGCTCCCGATCACCCGCCCGCGCAGGAGAACATCCTCAGTCGGCTCTACACCGCGCCCTATTGATTGCTCATAGAGCATCAGCGCCCGCACGCGGGCTTCGCCGACATTGACATACTTCACCTCTCCCAGGATATGATGATCCTGGAACGAACCCGGCCAGAATCGCCGTTCGCTCGCTGGCATTTTCAACCCTCCCCCACCCTACCGGAGCAGGAATCCCTGTGTGTGACGGGGGCGTCACACACACACACACCGACACACACAGAATTTCTACCCATTTTGTGCCCTTTCTGGCAGGAAATCCGCTATCACGCGCCGCCCGATCACGGTCAATACCAGCCCGCGCCGTGCCTCAGCGCCGGAAGCCGCCACTAGCCCGCGCTTGATCATCTCCGAGCGCAAATTCTCGAACTCATTATCGCTGAACGGCTTTCCCTTCCCGCTCCATTCGCGGAACGTGAACGGGATATTCTGCCGCAGCAGGCCATAGGCCAGCATCTCCATCTGCTCCGGCGTGGCCGGTAGATCGAACATCTTACTGACCCGCAAATGCCCCTGCGCGGTGATCTCGTTGATCTGCACCGGAATCACACGCCTGGGTAGCGGCGTTTCGTTACCGATCTTTCCATCCCGGTTCAGGTCCAGTCCAGTGAACTTCTCGATGTTTGAAAGCTTGAACCAATGCGCCTGGTAATTCCACCAGGCCAGCGCCGCCCCGGCGATAAATGCGCCCGCCGGGTAGACCAGCGAGTCCGGCCAGATCGGGCTACCTGAAAGGACGATCACCAATGCCACCGCCATCGCCAGCAAGCCCCAGATCATGCTCTGCATCAGCGGCAATTTCATGCCGGCCTCGATGGTATGCAAGTACGGCCTGGCGCCCGGCTGGAAGCCTGCCGGGGAGACAAAAGGTTCTTGCGTTTGTGCTAAATACTTATTGCTCATCTCCAACTCCTTCCAGTGATCGAAGAGCATTTGTGGTAGATAATCCAATATCCAATTTAGGCTGTATTGCTCCCACAATTGGCGCCGTGATCATGGACATCGCCGCCGGGTCGGAGGATTGCCGCGCCTCGTGCGCCAGCGCCCCGGCGAACTGCACCGCGCCGGCAGCGGCGATCATCTGGCGATCTTCCACCTTGCGTATATTGAGCAACATTACGCTGCCCACGTTCGGATTGACCAGCGCATATTCCCCCCCTCCCACGCGTTGCATCAGCAGAGGATATTGCCGCGTTACCTGGTCGAGCGGGATTATGTTCGCCATCAGCTTCGAACGCCGCGTGGCGTAGATCGCCGCCGCCTGGCCGAGACCGACAAAGGCCCTGCCGAAACCGTATGCCGCTAATACAATCATTGCGCACAGTCCGACCACGCCAAAGATCGAGGTCCACAGGATCACCCGCTGCCTGGCGGCTGCCTGCGCCGCTGCGGTGGCCTGCCGTCCGGCGACTTCAGCCTGCGCCACCTGCATATCAAGAGCGTGGGCATCTTGGGCAAACTGACGCTGCTGTGCATCGGATGCCGCCTGGCTCTCTGCCTGCATCCGCGTCGCATCCGCTTCCGCCTGCTTGCGCGGGTCAGGCGCACACGCCGCGAGCATGAGCGCCAAACCGATGTAGATCAACAATCGCTTCATTCCTTCCACGTTAGCCATAAATGTCCAATCTCATACCTATCCATGTACGTCCATGACCAGACTTGCGCCGCCTTCACCGCGCTCCTCCAGGCCTCTAGGTCGGGCAGATCGCCAAAGCGGATGATGTGCCGCCGGCGCAGGCTAAAGCGCGTCACGTCATCCAGGATCAGCCGGTCAGGTCCCACGATGGCCGTGGTCGCTTCCTGCAAGCGCAGCCACGTCTCCAGCGATTCCCTGGACATCCTGCTCCCGGCGAATGAATGCGCTTTGCGTTGCCTCCCAGTAATAGACTTTCTCGGCCTGGAAGCGCGCCGCCCACGCCTGCGCCTCCTCCGGCGAAAGGGGAGATGCTTGATATAGGTCTTCTTTCGGCAGGTCGGCGGTGCGTTTGAGAACAATCAATTCCGGCATGATTCTGCCTCCGTTTCTTCGTCTCCTTCATCGCGGTTTCCGCAGGTCGAGTTTCCTTGCGGGATCAGGTCCACCAATTCCATCTTTCCGCGGCGCACCCGCCAGCGCGGCTTCGGAAAGTGGTTCTTCGGATACTTCCCTCGACACTCCGGCCCGACGCCGACCGCCACTGAGTACGGGTCGGTCAGTCGCCGGTGACAGACGGTACAGCGAGTGATCGGCATCAGATCAACCTCTGCTGCTCAACTGCCTGGGGAGCAATGTACTCCGCCGGCAGGGAGTAGAATTTCGCGGCGCGGGCGATCAGGTCGTTCAGCTTATTGCGCCGGCTTATCAATTCGCGCACCATTGCCCGCCTCCCATCCTCGCTGATATCCAACCGGTATCCCGCCTCGCCGGATGATGAGACGATTGGCACCAGCCGCCCGCGCAAGGACTCGATAGCTTTGCGTACCTTTCGGTCTTTGGTGTTATTGTTATTCATCCCGCCGGCCGGCGTGAGCTCGTTGAACACGATCGCCACCAGTTGCTGCCGACGCAACCCTACCGGGAAACTTTTTAGCGCATCGAATACCCGTCGCTCGATGATCGTCAGCTCCCCGGCGTTCAGTTCTGCCAGGAGATTGTCATAGACATCACTCATGCCTGCCTCCAGTTATTGTGTTCTCGGCTGACCGGGGATCATCCCGGCCAGGTAATACAGCCCATCCCGCTCGCCGGTGTGCGCCTGCGCATGGACGGGATATGACCATTGCTTACAGATCGTCTCCCATTCCTGGCTCGATGGGTAGACTCCCATCCGCGCCAGCACCAGGCTGAATTGGCGAGTTGCCTGGTAATAGACGATTGTCACTCGTAGGCCATGCCCGAATTTGTGTGTAACCGGCAGCGCCGGTCTTGCAATCGCCGCCCGTTGCATGTTATATAGAATGCTGGTCAGGATATTCATATATCAAGCCTCCTGCGAATCCGTTTCTGCGGAAACGATCACCGTCTTCCCGTCCAGGCCTTCGTATTCTTCCAGCCCCTCGCAATAGGGTTTCGCCAGGTCGAGCCAATCTTCAGGCAGCTCAACGCCGCCCCAGGTGGTGGCGATAGGTTGCAGGAAGGCTGCTACCGCGAGTGGACCGCGTTCTTTGAGCTCCCAATCGAGGTCGTTGCCCAATGCTTTGCGCGCCAGCAGGATGCGCAGCCGCTCGATATTCTTACCCCGGCTGGTTTTCTCCTGCTTGTCGTAGGCCAGATCGTAAGCGTGGCCGACCAAAGCCTGCATGGCGCCGATGTGCGCCATGCCGCCGAAGGCCTGGGCAAAGACCGGCGCGGCAACCTGGTCGAGGAAACTATCCGCAGCCTGCCGGCAAGCATTTACGATCTTCCATTTTCGTAGCGAGGATTTTTCTTTTTCTTTGCTGCGCGCGGCGGCTTTCTTTTGCCTCTCCGCCAAGTTATGCACCGTCGCTCCGGTCAAGACCGCCCGCACTAAGTAGGATCCCGTAAAGGGATGTTTTGGGCTGCCATATTGGGAGGATGTGTAATGCGGCTGTAAGCAAACATCCTTTTTTGCATCGTAGATCGCCTGCAGCTTTTTCCCCTCCTCGCCCCAGGCTTCTTTCAGGACGACGATCTCCTTCCCATGTAACTGCCGGTCGTAGACCGGCAGCCCGGTGCTTTGCGAGAGCGTTTCCAATTCGGCCCGGCACCACGCTTTGATCTTGCGCTCACGGCAGGCGCGGAACGTGCAATAGTGCGCTTTTACGATCCGCGCGTAATAATTGCAAGTCGTGCACCCCGGAGGCTCGATCAAGCATCTCAGGTGTTCGACGATGGTCTCGTTCCAGCCCTCTGGGACTTCTGATCCATAATTCAATGCAAGTAGCAAATCATCGAAATTATCCGGCAATTCATCCATCCCCAGCGCCTTCAGCGCATCCTTGTGCGTCAACTCTGGCAGCCGGTTATTGGGGAATTCCTTTCCCGGCATGGAGAGCGGCCATAAGCCGGTCCCGGCCAGTGGAACTTCATCATCCCGCCAGGATTGCCACATCTCGATGGATTTCTCATTCTGGATCAATGCCCGATTGACGACTCTTTCGATATCGGCATTCGGCAATAAAATCGCTTTTATTGCCTGTTCGACCTGCTCCTCTCCCGCTGCCCGCTGGATGGTGAGCAGTGTACGTGCCATCCCCTCGCTCATCTCTCCTGACGCCAATTTCTCTTGCGCCTCCTGCGGCAGGTCTAATAGCCGCACCTTGCCTCGGATCGTCGCGGCGCTCACGCCGAAAAAACGGCCGGCTTCCTCGCTCGTCGCGCCGAATTCGTCCATGTACCTTTTCTCGGCTGACGCCTGCTCGATCGGGTTCAGATCCTTGCGCTGCAGGTTCTCGCTGACCGCCACCTCGAACATCTCGCGGTCGGATAATTGCTGGATGTCCAGCGGCATCGCTTCGAAGCTGCCCCCGGCTGCGACAGCCCTCTGCACTTCATCTACTAGCTCAGGTCGGTTGCCATCCGTCAACCCGGCCTGGATGGAGGCCAGCAGGCGGTATGCCAACAGCCGCCGATGTCCAAGCGCAAGCTGGTATGCCGCTCCAGTTTCGCCCGGGTATGAGTTTCGCCGTCCGACCGGCGTTTGCAGCAGCCCATCCCGCGCAATGGATAACGCCAGCTCCGCAATGCCCTCTCGATCAACGCTCGTGCGCGGCTGCCAGGGATTGCCGTCAATTTGTTCGAGCAGGATTTGCTCAATCAT